GCATCAGGACAGTGAAGTAAGTTTCCCCTAACTTCAGGACAGTAAAGCAATGAAGTCCGATAAACAGTACTTTACTACACTGAAGTGCACTCGCCGCTCTGCACTTTACTTGAATGAAGTTCACTCGAATAAACTGCACGATATTAAAGTAAATTGTTAACAGGTTGTTCATGATTTTATTCGTGATGTATGGTATTATAATTTTGCAAGGAAAAGCTTCTTGTAAACAAACTGAATGCAATATCAATTGTAAAGGAGTAGTTCACATGAAAATTAAAATCCCATATGTGATTGTTACCTGTATCAAAGGCCGTGAGGTTAACGATATCGTTTTTCTTGACACGGCAAGCCGCAAGATGTGCGCCGATATCGTGAAAGCGTCTAACGGTATTCGCGTCCTCAACACGACCGTGAAGCGGTGTGAGCTGGAAGTTGCCTATGATGATGTAACCCCCGAGGTTATTTTCACCGAGGTGTGCGCACAGTCCGGTGCTAATATGGCATGGGATGATACCATTTCGCGTTACGTTGATATCCCGGCAGAAAGTGAGGGCGGTAACAATGACTGACCCTTGTACCTGTACCGGTGCTTGCACCACCCCGACCAACGTTTCGCACGTTATGCTGTATGAGGATGCCGCACAGAACATCTTTGGCATTGTGTACGACAAGGACGGTAATGTGCTCAACGTGGTAACCGGAGTTGGCAAGCTTGACCCCCTGCCCATCCGTGCGTTTGAAGAAGCGGCACGGCGCGGTTTCCCGTACTCCCCGCAGTGGAACCCCTGCAATCATGGTGGTAAAACCATGGAACAGATTGTTGCCGAACTGGAAGCACAGCGACATCACATCGCCACGATTTTCACCAACCAGTCACCGACCGCGCTTTTCCCGACAAACGGCGATTCTACTGCAAAGCAGTTTCTGTTGCGCTGGATTTTCTAAGCGTATGCGATAAGTAACAAAGGAGATATGTATCATGGCTATCAAGAAAAACACCACTGTTCCCGCACCCGAAGTTAACGACCGTCCGACCCTGAACCTTACCGGGGCGACCATTCAGGCCGCATATCAGATGAGTGATACTTGCATTGTGTTCACTCTGAACATTCCCGGTGCTTCTTTGCGGGATATGCGTCTTGTGGAGAAAAAAGCTGGCGGTTACTTCATCAGCACCCCGCAGGTTAAGGGCAAGGACGGGCAGTATCACGACCGTTTTTTGGTGTACCTGTCTGAAGCGGATGAACAGCGCGTTATCAAAACCGTGCTTGACCACTTTACCGGCACGGGCGAAAAGCGGGACTTTAAGACCCGTTACGAGGTATAACGAATATGAGCAAGCGGAGCGAAACGCCGCTTGACCTTTACGAGGGCGGCGGCTGGATAAATATTCCAGCTGTCGCCCGTTTGGGTTGTTGGTGTAACATCCTGATAGGTAAGCGGCAAGTTGGTAAGACCTACGGCACACTTAAATATATGCTTGAGAACAACCGGCACTTTCTGTATCTCAGGCGCACAACAACAGAGTTTGACGCTATCACATCCGACCCCGATTTAAACCCATTCTTGCCATTGAAAAAAGCAGGATTTGACGCGGATATTGTTAAAAGTGGTAAAGTTACTTATTCCGTTGGTAAATTCGAATATGACGAGGACGGTAAGCCAACAAAGTGCATTGAAAAATACGGCATTGGTATGACCTTGCCTAGTATTGCAAATATTCGCGGCTTTAACGGTTCGCAGTTTGAGGACGTGGTATTTGATGAATTTATCCCCGAACGAATTGTTATGAAACGCAAGGCCGAGGGCGATGCTGTGCTAAACGCGTATGTTACCATAAACGGCAACAGAGAGTTAGAGGGGTATCCCCCTCTCAGAATTTGGTTACTTGCAAACGCATTTGATATTGCGTCTCCTATTCTTGTTGAATTGGGTGTCGTGGATGAAATTGCAAAACTTGCGAGGACGGGCAAAGAATGGACGGTTACAAGTTCCGGTGTTTTCATCGGAATGCCAAAAAGCACGGTTGTTTCCGGTAAGCGTGCAAACACAGCGTTCATGCGGCACATGATGAAAAACCCGGACAGCAAATTCTATCAGATGGCAATGGAGAATAAGTTTGCATATAACAATCTTGAACAAGTCCGGCCTATGAATTTGCGCGGCATGAAACCGGAATTTCAGGTTGCGGGGTTGTATTGTTATCAGTATGATGGAAACCACTATTATCTGTGTCAATCCCCGCACCAGTCCCGGGAAATTTATCCTGATACCAACGCGGGTAAACAGGCTTTCAGGCTGGCGCATCCATATTTTCAGACCATGCTTGTATTAAATCAGGTTTGGGTTTCTGATGTTCCGTCCCTGATAAAGATAAAACAATATCTTGACATTCAGGATTGAATACTGTATTATAATAAGTAGCGGGAGACCCCAAAAGCAAAGCGCCCCGGAAGGGCGTGGGGTTGCATTCTTTGCTTGCACACTCCCGCGTTCTAAGAAATGAGGTGAACATATGCTCACATTTTCATATAGCGCAGATAAAGACAAAAACGTTTCTGTGCATTTTAAAGTGAAAGAGTTTCACAGCAAGAATGACCGCGCAGACCTTGTATTGATAGATGAACGGCTGGTGGAACTGCTGGAAAACATCAGAAAATATACCGGCAAACCCGTTATCATCAACAGCGGATACCGAAGCGCGGCATACAACGCAACAATTAAAGGCGCGGTTTCTAATTCCCAACATGTGCAGGGCAAGGCCGCAGATATCCGAATTACAGGTGTTACCCCCGCCAAGGTTGCCCAGATTGCAGAGTGCTTTTTGGGTAGTTCCGGTGGTATCGGTATTTATTCGACTTTTACACACGTTGACGTGCGTACCCGTTGCGCACGCTGGAAAGGAGCATACTAATTATGGCACTTACTATTAATGACGTTATTACTTTGGGCAAGATGGGCTTTACCAAAACTGACATTGCCGCATTGATGGGCGCACAGCCCGGCACTCCCGTGCAGACTACTCCCGCGCCTGTTGCGCCGCAGTCCGCGCCTGCCGCCGTTCCGGCAACGCAGACCAACGTACCCGCCGCGCCTGATTACGGTGCATTGGTTGCCGGTCTGGCTGACCTGTCTGAAAAAGTCTCTGCCCTCTCTGTTCCGTCCGCTGGTATCGTTGGCAATCCCGCCCCCGTCACCAGCGTTGAAGATATCATTTTGGGAGCCTACCAGCCCAAGCAGACCAGCACCGATGTGCCGGATTTTAGCAAAGGAGTGATTAAGTAATGGCAAACCCTAACATTCCCGCTAAAGCGGGTATGACCGTTTTCCGTCCGCAGGACATATACACCATTGCCAACGCGCTGGTAAAGGAAGTGACCGGACAAACCCCGGCAATCACAGCCGTTGATACCAGTTCTTTCGTCAACGTTGGACAGATGTGTCTTGACCAGAGCAAAGAGGGCACGTTACAGGCGCTTTCTAACATGGTTGCCCGCACCATTATTGCGGTGCGTCCCTATTCGGGGCGTTTTACCAGCATTGAAGCAAGTTCTCAGGAGTGGGGGTTGTTCATTCGCAAAATCGCTTTTTTCAGCGGCGAGTTTGACGAAACGAAGTTTATCAACACTGCCCAGAACCCGGACACCTTGCGGGATGGTAACAGCGTTGATATGTACAAGATTAAGAAGCGTTACCCGCTTGAAATGTACTACACCGGCGAAAGCACCCTGAACCAGCGGTATACCACGTTTCGGGAACAGCTGAAAACGGCCTTTCAGGGCGAAAGCGAATTTTCAGCGTTCCTTAACGGTATGATGGTGGAGATTGGCAACGATGTTGCCCGGTGGAAAACCGCCGAAAACCGCGCCGTTGTGATGAACTTTATTGGCAGTTTGTACAACACCGGCAAGCCCGGGCAGAAAGTCAACCTCACGGAGCAGTTTAATGCGGCGCGTGATACCAATTATACCACCCGCGAACTGCTGACCGTTCATCTTCAGGAATTTTTGTCCTTTTTTGTTTCCTATCTGGAAACCCTGACCGGGCTGATGGAAGAATCCAGCGAACTTTATCATCTGACCCCGAGATGTACCGATGACAACGGTAACACCCTGCACCTGTTCCGGCACACACCCAAGGGCGAACAGAAACTTTTGCTGTATCAGCCCCTTATTAACGATGCTAAGGCGTGGGTTTACCCTGCTATTTTCGGGCCGGGCTATCTGTCGTTTGGCAACTACGAGGGTGTGCAGTTCTGGCAGAACATCAACGACCGGTCTGCCGTGTCGGTCACTCCTGCACAGTTTAACGTGAACACTGCAAAACAGGAGACGGGTGCACCCGTTAAACTTGATTTTGTTGTTGGCCTGCTGTATGACCGCCGGGCACTGGCTACCGCTTACCGGCAGGATAGCGTTTACACGACCCCGTTTAACATCAGCGGCGAATACTATAACACGGAACACCACTGGAAGATGAACTACATGCAAGACCCGACCGAAAACGCCGTGCTTTTCTACATGGCAGACGAGGGCGCACAGCCGTAACAAGCCGATAAAGGCCGACCGTAAAAGGCCGGCCTTTTCTTTATATAGAAAGGAAGGTGCACTAATGGCACGCGGAGAATTTCGGGGCGCAGTCCCTGAACCTACTGTAAAGCATGGATATCATTTCCATTTTGGAAACGTTCAGAAACGAACAAACAGCACTAAAATTTTTGATTACACGGTATTGAAGGATGAAGAACGGTGCGACTTTAAGAAAGTAACCAGCATGGAAAACCCGGTTATTTTTGTAAACTTGAACAGTCTTAACATCTCCCCGCAATGGAATTACTGCCACTGCGAGGAAACGGAAAGTTACTATTGGATACGTGATATCTCAGTGGGTGTATATGGACGCGGAACCGCGAACATCTGGCAATTCACGCTGGAACTTGACCCTCTGGCGACATATCGGAGCGAGATTTTAAAAACCAAGGCGTTCATAGAATACGGTTTTAACAGTGACGCAAGCGGTGCACAGTATCGTTTACAGGATACCCGGCAGAACGTGGCAATGAAGCCGACCGTGACAAGTCTTGAAGTAGATACCTGTCCGGGTACTATTAACGCGCAGGGAGTATATATTCTTTCTGCCGTTGGTAAAAGCGGTTTACAGGCCTATGCCTTATCTAAAGCTCAGATGACTTCTTTGCTGGCTGTTATTTCTACCACATGGAAGGCAGAAACTACCGCTATGGTAAGATGGGAAGTGGCACTCCCCGAGTTTATGAATAAACTTGTTTTTGGCGGCAACGCAACCGAGAATATCCGCTCTTGCATCTGGATACCTGTTGACCCCTCAGAGGTTGGAACTGGTGGCGGGCTTATTACTCTAGGGCAGTTTGAAACCGGCATTACTGCTCCTGTAGTGTCCGCAAACTCTAACAAGGTGCACGTTATTGTTATTCCTATTCCGTGGCCGGCCGACGACTGGAAACGGTTGAATTGTCAGATACAGCTGTACGTACCATTCATTGGCGTTATTGGTATTCCGGTTGACCAATGTAACAACGCAAGCTTTATTACCGTTATCACGGCGTTTAGCTTTATTGACGGTGGTGTTACCGTTAAAGTACAGTGTGGAGATTATACCATTTATACCGGTTCTACCAACATTTCCGCGCCGTATGGTATCGGTACATCAAACATCGACCCTATCAAGTCACTGTCCGGCATTGCAACCGCAGTAGGCGGCGCGCTGACGTTTGGCGGTGGTATCGGCGCGGCGATTGCTGGCGGCGTTTCCGGTTTGGGAGCAGTGGCAACCGGTGCGGCGCAGTTGGGCGAGGGAGTACGGCAGACTATCAGCGCTGTAAACCAGACTGTGGGCAGTTTGGGCGGTGCGTCTCAGGTGTATTTGCCGCTTAAAGCTAAGCTAACGCTATTGTATTACCCGCCAATTGATGATGCAGGCTATCAGGGATTATACGGTTATCCGGTCATGCGTGTATCGACCCCTGCAAATGGATACTGCAAAACACGCGGATTCAGTTGTCAACCTAAGGGGGCTAAACCGGATGAAATTGCATATATTAACGCGGCAATGGATTCAGGCGTATTTATCGAGTAAAGGAGATGAAAATAAATGTATCAGTGTTATGATGGGCACTATGATTGCACTCCCATGCCGTGCGGTAATTTTGACCGCACATTTTCTACAGATACACTGACATATTGGGAGCGTTCTTTCTTTCAGCGTATGCGCGGCCTGTTCGAGTTCAGCGGATTGCCGGAAGCAAGCGCGGGACAAATTGCGTGGGACTATGACGCCTTTTTGTATCAGCTGTTTCGGATGGGCTATGCGGTTGTTTTCCAGTCCAAAAAATACGGCGTTGTGGTTCAGCCAGGGATACCGACCGGATACGGCTTGCAGTTTCAGCCGCGCGGTATGCAAATTTCCACCCCGTTTTTTAATTTTCCCCGTCCTCTGGAAATTAACAGAGAATGCGGTGTTATCAAACTGACCCCTGACTATCGCGGCGCGTGGGACATTATTTTAAAGTACGCACGCGAGATGCAGTTGGCAGAGGTTGCTATTCGGCAATCCGCGCTAAATTCCCGGTTTGCATACGGCGCGTTTGCCAAGGATGATAAACAGAAACGTTCTCTTGAAATGCTATTTAACAAACTGGCAAACGGCGAGCCCGCTATCATCGTCAACGCGGATTTGAAAAAGTCCATCGGTGCGGGGGGCAAAGATGAATCTTACGAACTGCCCATTATGCAGTTTGACCGTGATTTGTCCAAAAATTTTATATTGCCTGATTTGATGGAATATCGGCGAAACATTTTGTGCGACTTCTACCGAGAATTGGGAGTATCCGTTCAGCCGAACAAAAAAGAGCGCATGGTTGTACAGGAGAGTAAAGCCGCTGACGCGGAGACGTTCAACCGCCGGGAAGTATGGAGAATCACACTGGAAAAGTCTCTTGATATTGTAAATAGGATGTATGGCACGACTATTGATTTTAAAATCGTTGAGCCTGATTTGTCGGAACTGCAAGACGATACACAGGAAAGCGAGGTGCAGAAAGATGCTGGTAAATGAGTTAGTGGGCGGTTGCAATCTGGAAGCTATGTTGATGGTTGACCCGGATTTGTTTGCAAATATGGTTGTCCCGGACGGCGTGGAAAAAAGCGGCGTTATTGTCGCTATCCGCAGGGCGCACGGTTTAGCACCTCTGTATCATCCAGATCCATTTTGGATGAAGTCGGAGTTATACTGGTGGAGCAGGGAAAATTTGCCCATCTGGAAAAAACTCTTTGCAACGACCCAGTTAGAATATAACCCTATCTGGAACACTGACATGAGCGAACGCACCCGGGATACCACCGAAACAACCCGGGATACATCCGAACAGACTACACAGCATTCGCAGGGAAACGCGCATGACCAAAAACAGCACGCAGACGACCGCCACCAGATGGAGACCACCGGCAATCTGTACCATGAGCACACCAAGGATAACGGATACACCACTGACAACACTGCCGGGCACGGTGAAACAACCGCAGACGAGACCAGAAACACCGTTGGAAGACTGAACCGTCTGACCACCGGAAACCGGAACACGGTACACGATGAAACCATGACTGATAAAGTCAAGACCACGAAGGACGGTACAAGCAAAGTTATCAACGATGTTTCCGCAGAGAACGAAGCGGAGTATCAGCCTTACGACCAGACCAACACAACGACCCATGAAGAGGGTACAAGCGATGAGACCCGAAAAACCGACTGGACGGAAAAAGAAGATACGACCGGAACCCAGACAGACGGAACAACGGAAGATATGACCGATAAACAGGCCACCACTTCAGACACTATTGGCAGGGCACACGGAACCTATGGTGATACCGGCAGTACAGACGGGCACGGGCACACAGAGCGGCAGAACGGCGAACGCGGAACCGCTCAGGAGACCGCCGTTAACGCCCATGATGAACACGCACACGGTATGACCACCGGCAAAGAGACGGAAACAGTAGTCATGACCCATGAATACACCAAGGGCGGTAATATTGGCGTCACTACCACCCAACAGATGATTGATGCAGAACGTGAAAGCGTGCTGTTTAATATCTATCAGGTCATTGCAGATTCTTTCCACCGGACTTTTTGCCTTGACGTTTATTAAAGGTGGTGGTATATTATGTATACAGAGATTTTGTGTGCGGTCATTTCGGGTGCGGTTACACTGGTAGGAGTGCTGATTGCAAATAGTAAGTCTCAAGCGGTGACGAAAACGCGGCTAGACGAGCTGACCCGGGAAGTCCGTGAACATAATCATTTTGCCCAGCGCGTCCCCGTGCTGGAAGAAAAAATTAACGTGGCAAATCACAGAATTGACGATTTAGAAGAAAGGAGCAAATAAAATGAAACTGCACATCAAACCGGAAACCGTTGCAAGAACCTTTGTTTTGGTGCTGGCACTTGTTAACCAGTGCTTGAGCGCGGCAGGCAAGTCCCCGTTACCTATCAATAATGAGACGCTGGAGCAGTTCATCACTGCCGGTATCACGACTGCCGCCGCGCTGTGGGCGTGGTGGAAGAACAACAGTTTCACACAGGGGGCTTTGCAGGCTGACGCATATCTAGCAAGCCTGAACCGCAGAAAGTGAGGGGGTAATTATGGATTATCCGTTTTGCGCAAATCCGGGGTACACGCCCGGTGACCCCGCAATGTATGATTTGCGGTGGTTAGTATCACAGGTGCAGAGCCTGACCGCCCTAGTTCAGGGACTGGCAAAAGGACAGGAAGCGCAGGGCGGCAACGTGACCGCCCTGAACACAGCCCTGTCCGACCTTGCCAAGGCACAGGAGTGCATAAACCGGCGGTTGGATGCCGGAGATTTTGAGAATGAGAAGTTTCTGGAATGGGCAGACAAGAATTTGCCTGCCATGGTCTGCGAGATGGTACACTTTGTCTGGTTCGGCCTGACCCCTGACGGTCATTTCTGTGCATACGTCCCCGCAAATTGGGGATGGTTGACCTTTAATACCGGCACTGATATCACTGAACCGGAGTATGGTCACCTTATCATCACATACTAAGAAAGGAGAGATATAAACTATGAGTTGTAAAGACAAGCATTGTCACCCTTACCCCATTGAACCGGCGCCTTTTGCACCCGGCAGTTGCGACCCGCACCCGCCTTGCCCGCCCAGACCGCCACGCCCGCCTTTTAGGCCGGAGTGTCCCCCATCTCAGTACGTTGGCAGTCGGTACGTGCCCATCTTTGCCGACCCGCTGGAATGGGACATTCACCGTAGTTATGAATCCCTGACGATTGTTACCCATGCCAACGAGAGCTATACCAGCCGTTGCAACGTTGCCCCCGGTATCGACATCACCAACGAACGATATTGGGCAAAGACTGGCGCTTATAACGCACAGGTGGAGCAGTACCGCACCGAGGTAAAAGACCTGTCGTCTCAGGTTACGGGCTTTGCATCCGACAACGCGGAATTCCGGGAGAAAATCGACCAGTTCACCAAAGACAACGCGGAGATGAAAAACACCGTTGCCGAGGATAAAGCCCGTGTTGACGCTCTGGCCGAGCGCGTGGCGACTGCCGAGACCAAGATTGACGGCTTGCAGGCCACCACCGCCCAGCACACCACCGAGATTGCCGACCTTCACGCCAAGGACGAGGATTTGCAGAGACAAATCACCAGCAATGACAACGACATTGCCGCCCTTCAGGCAAAGGACGTGGAGCACGATTCCCGGTTGAACGGTATCGATACCAAACTCAAGAGCCATGATACCAGCATTGCCCAGAACACCGCCTATATTGCCAAGAATACTAAGAATATTCAGGACAATGCCGTTGCCATCGCCCAGAACGCCCACGAACTGGCAGACCATGCCGAACAGCTGAAAGACCATGAAGCCCGTCTGACTTCCCAGCACAAGGAAATCACTGCCAATCATCAGGCCATCGAGCGCAACACAAGCGATATTGCGTCTTTGCGTGCTGACCTCACCGAGGATGAAGCAAAGATTGAATCCAACCGGGATGCAATCGCACACATTCAGGAAAAGGACGTTCAACAGGATATGCGGCTGGATGCACTGGAAAAGCGTACCACGACCGCCGAGGGGCGGTTGGACGGGCTGGACACTAAGACGGATGCCACCAATACCGCGTTGACTGCCGAGGTGGAGCGAGCCAAGGCCGCAGAGCTGGCAAACGGCGAGCTCATTGCCAAGAATGCCGCAGAGCTGGCCGACCACGCCACCGAGCTTGCCGACCATGAGACCCGTATCACGGCTCTGGAAGGCGACAACGCCACCAACAAACAGGAAATCGCGGATATCAAAGCCAAGAACACCGCACAAGATACCGCTATTTCTGGCAATACGGACGCTATTCAGCACGTTAAAGAAACCGCTGAAAAGAAGTCCACTGTTTATGTCGCCGCCACGGAGCCCGAGCCCTTTGCTGGTAAAGACCTGTGGTTTGATATTTCTTAACAACAGAAAGGAGCACTATCATGACGAACAATTATAACGGTTTTCTGAAGTACAAACAGGATAACGGCGACATTGCCGTGCTTTTCCCGAAAACCAAGGTTGCAAATGTTGATGGCGCGGCTACTGCTGAAAGCGTTGCCACTCTGTCGAGCCGCGTTGACACTATCGACACGAACGTGACCCAGAACACCCACGACATTGCCGACCACGGCACGCGGCTGGATGCTCTGGAAGCGAAGGGCGGGTCTACTGATACCACTATCACCACGCTTACCGGGGATGTGGCACAGGCCAAAAAGGACATTGCCGCGAACACCGCCGCAATCACCAAGGAAGTTTCCGACCGTAAAGCCGCAGACACCGCACTGGATACCCGCGTGAAAACGCTGGAAAGCGGCGCGCACAACCCGCCCCAGCTTTACATCTCTGCCACCGCACCCGCCGCGCTTAAGGCGCGTGACTGGTGGTTTGATACCTCTGCGACCTGATTAACCGGCCTAATACTTTAAGAAAGGAGCTTTTAATATGGCTACTAACAATTATGACGGTCTTTTAAAGTACAAGCAGGATAACGGCGATATCGCCGTTATCTACCCCAAAACCAAGGTCGCAAATGTTGCTGGCGCGGCAACTGCCGAGAGCGTTGCTACTCTGTCTAACCGTGTTGATAGCATCAACGATTTGGGCAATATCCCCAACCGCTTGCCCTATTCTTTTGAGGGAGTTAGCGTTGTGTTCGGTGCTTATCCGGGAATGGATATCAACACAGTATCCGGATATGCAAGTCTGCCGTGGATACACACGCGCAATCACAAGCTGACGGGGAGTATTGAATCCCCCTATAATTTTTATGTCGTCAACCTGACAAACGGTTCTGTGCAAATTGTAGATTCGGGCGCTACCGTGAATATTACCGCACAAGCCGATTCCCCCTCTAACATCATTGTTCGATTCATTGTCCCTGCCAATCTCAATGTGCTAACTCCATATCTTGTATATTCGAGCAAGTTAAGCATCACTATCTCTAACAGCTAAAAGAAGCGCCCCCGCAAACGCGGGGGCGCTTTTATGTTCCATGCGGAACAATTATTTCATCAATATGCCGACCGCCATCATATCCAAGCCTATAATAGGCGGCAGAGCCGCCCAGCCTACAATGTAACAAACAACTATTTCCAAACTACCAATACAAATAATCGCACCAAGTAGAACCAAAATATCACACAGTTTCATAAAATCACCCCATTCTTGTTTCCTCAAAATCCGGTAATTTGCCGTTGACCTCATATCGGCGCGGGGTCATAACGACCCATGACGCGGAGACAGACGGCTTTGCAAAGTCCGTGCGATGCTTTATCGGGCTGTTGTGATAGGTCAACATCTGCCCGCCTGCATCTTCAATAATAAGGAAGTCGTTCAAATTATTGATATCATCATTGAGGGCGGCAACGCCCTCTCTTTTGCCAACGCCTGCAATCGTACTTTCCAGAACGTTATCACAAGTACGCGCGGCATAGCATTTTGCGTGCAAAAATCTAAATTCCTTGTATCCATAATCTGCTTGCGGGTGTTCATCCTCTGCAATACCGATAAAGATTTTCTTTCCGTCTTTGCGCTCTACCACACATTCACGTTCTACACACTGACGTCTTACTTCATTGTTGTAAAGTTCTACACCGGGACACTTTGCGCCCTGAAATTTACAGCTGTCCGTATCCCAGTAAATGACATTTTCCCAACCAACTATTTTTAATAGTTGCCACAACTTGAGACGGGTAAGGGATGCCGTCCACAAACCCCACAAAAACGGAAATTTATTGTCTTGACTTTTGGCAACTTCATCCGGGGTTTTGCTGTCCAGATTTGTCTCCCAATCCGTCCGTGTAAATTCGATATCATCACTAATTTCTGCAGCGTATTCATCGCGGATTGTTTTTTGTGCACACGCGCCGAAAATGGTATTGACACAGATTTTGCTAAACATATAATCGGGGGTTCCCTTCATCGTCTCTTTAACACGGAACTTCTCAAAAATGGCTTTTCGAAAGGACGTTGGCAGATACGCAAGACGAAAGCAAATACTTTCCATTGCAACCATGTTATCAAATGTATATGCCTCTCTAATGCGTTGCCAATCATTGGAATCACAGTATAGATAAATACCATCCGCACCAAGCAAGCGCCCATTGTCTACGCCGCGTTCTCCTTCAATCGCGGCGCACTTGCTGACACTAATTACAGGGTCGGGGCATTCAGGTTTTATTTCTGGATTGACTAGCAATATCTTTGCGACCCATCCGAATCCGTTATCAATCAGATTTTCCATATCCTCTAATGAAGTTTCGTCCGGTAAGTCAATGGGATGCCCTGCCGGGAATTTCCACAACAATTGTTGCGATGGGTGCGCACTCTTAAAATCATAACTGTTACAATCTGTATAAGTGCGCCCCGCGCGCCAACGCGTGCCGTGCGTGTCGCCGCCTGCCATTGCCTTATAGCACAGGCGCATTTGCCGTGCGTTCAGCTTGAGTGCATCCATCCGGCGGCGGCAGTTCTGGTCATGCGATATCTCAGAATTAACGGCCTGAATTACCATGCCGGTATTTGTGAGAGGGATTGACGCGGAATTATAACCGCGTTCCTTTTTCAGGCGTTCGATTGCTTCAAATAAGCCTAGCACATCATTAACGCAGTATGAAAACTCTGTATCATCTAATGAGGTATCGGGAGTGCGATATATGGTATAATCCAAGTCCCCTTTTAGTTTTGCGTGTGTGCATCCCTCAGTTGCACGGGCAAGGGATTTTTGAAACAATTTCAGACTGTCCCTAAACTCGATTCCGTTATCAAATTCGAGATATAAGGGTTTGCGGCTTTTTGTGTACAGTGCTTTGCAATCGCCCCAGCGGTCACACAACATCTGGATTAAATATGTATACTCATAACCCAGATTATGCACATACACAACAAGCCTGTTCTTTTCGCTGATATGCCATTTATCAACAAGCTTTTCCATAATTTGTGCCCAGTCCTCAAAATATCGCGGGACTACCACCGCGCCGCCAACGCAGGTTTGAAAACTGTATGCAAACCCGTCCGCGTTGCTATTAGTTGTCTCTATATCAAACGTGCAAGTTATATCAAGATACTTTTTACCAAAATACTTGCGTTCACCGCTGTTAAGTTTTTTGCGGCCTTTTGTAACTGTTTTTGGCCGCTTGAGCATCGGCAAAAATTCCGCTATATTTTCGGCAATGGGTAAATCCTGACTGTAACGCATTATTGATTCCTCTTTTTACCGTGCTTGCGTAACGACTGCAAGAGCGCCGCGCCCTCTTTTCGGTCACTTTCTACCATCTGACCTAGTCTTTGTTGTTGCGTTCGTTGTTGCCGGATATCCTCGAGCGAGCCATCAGCGGCGCGGCCTGACATGATTTCTTCATAGATGATATCTGACCCAAGAAGGTTTTCCCATTCAGCAGACATATATTTTTCAAACAGTGCGGACAGGTTTGCAAAGTCACCTTTAAAACCCGCCACTTGCGCGGCTTTTGTCAAACGCTCTTGATACTCCCGCACGCCGCCAACAGTAGACGTTGGCGCGGTAATGAAATCGCGGAGTTGTGCAAATTCTTTTTCTAGCTCCTGACGGGATGCACTCGCAACTTTTTCCCGATATCGCGGGATATCCTTGCCCGTCTGACGTGCCGCACGCTGGTATGCGGATTTTGTGTATCCGGCCTTTTCCAGTGCTCTTAAACGATTATTTGCCGCCTTTGCGGCGCGGTTAACGATACTGCGTAACTCATCGGTTGTGTATGCCTTTGTGGGCTTTTCGCCTTTTGCATAATCTGCCCATGGTTTAGCGCGAAAGGGGCGACCCTTGCCGCCCTGTTTACGCTTTGCTTTGGTCTCTTTCTTCTCTTTAATCTTAGCGGCTTTCCGCTGTTTGGCGGCTTTCTTGTTGGACGCGCCACCCGTCTTTTTACGGGCTGTTTCGCCCCCGGGCTTGCCCCGCACCAGCCCGGTTTGCGTTTTGGCTTTCTTCATCCGGTATCACACCCCTTTCTTATTGAAATACTGAATGCGGATATCGCCGTTGGAAAGTTCCGTCATATACGGCCTGTTGCCGTTTGCTCTCAGATAGTTGTACAGGTCGCGAATACCCTCGTTGCTGTACGCCTGTTTCGTTGCGGCAATGACCTTGTAGCCACTCAGGCGAACACGTTCGCCGTCTTTCATCTGACCAACATTAACTGCCTGTTTGTCCGTCCAGTCCAGTTCATACAGATGTAACATTCTCATTACTCTAAATCCCCCTTATTGTAATATGCAACTATATCAATCTTATCCTTAGTGTGACCGGAACTATTATCTTTTGCTTTGCGCTTGAGCCGTCCGCAACCACCATAACAATACTCTAACCAATAAATATAATCGTTTGTTTCATACGGTTTATCCGGGTGCGATAGCACCCGGTTTTCGACCGTTTCAAAATTTGAAATGTTGATATATTTAATCATGGTGTCACTCCTTACCAAATTCTCCCGAGAACCTCAACTTTCTTTCCGTTCTTATAAAGCACCGCGTATTTTTCGCCTACAAAGTTTGTCATGATTTTTCGTTCCCATTTATTGCCGTTTCTATCGGTATGGGTCTCAATGATTTCATTTTTCATGTTATTGTCCTTTCTCTTGTGGTGTGCTTCCTTTTCACTGTCTATAGTATACACTAAAATTATGAACTAGAAATTAACAATCATGAACAACCTGTTAACAATTTACTTTAATATCGTGCAGTTTATTCGAGTGAACTTCATTCAAGTAAAGTGCAGAGCGGCGATTGCACTTCAGTGTAGTAAAGTACTGTTTATCGGACTTCATTGCTTTACTGTCCTGAAGTTAGGGGAAACTTACTTCACTGTCCTGATGC